AGTGGCGGGCAAGAGCGGGAGCATGATCGTGCGCGACCTGGCCTGATACCACCGCGTCAAAGAACTTGGCCGTCGATGGGACCATGCGAGCTGGGCTCGAGCTTGGGTACTCAGTAATCGGAACCCCGGCCTCGGCCAGCGCCTCCATCGACCGCTGCCAGCGGTACGGGTCACACGCAACCTCAACCACATTGAGCCGGCCGCACGTCTCCAAAATCCGAGCCTCAACGCCGCCAATGTCCACCCGCCAGTCATCACGGTCAGTGGGCTGCTTCTCCCACATATCGACCAGCCAGACGCGCGGGGTCTCCTCAATCGTCACGCCGACAATCGCCGTCGTATCCCCAGAGAACGAACCATCAAAACCGAGCACAACCGGGGTGCCGTCATCCACCGGAGCCATCTCCGGCAGCTCGTCCCAGGCGCCGTGCGGCAACCAAGCCTGCTGCGAGGACACGAACACGTTGGTGCGCTTCGTGCGGAACTCCGCCTCAGGCGTCCGCTTCACCGAAGACTCAAAATCCTCAGGGTCTTGGATGTCGCCGTACCCAGGGTTGGCGATCTGCCAGTTCTTCGCATCGCGGTGGTCGCAGTCCGGGTCCGCCTGCCACCAAGCGCCAAAGAACGACGGGTCCTCAACCTCGCCGGCCGCGACCCGCTGCGCGTACTGATACAGGCCATAACAGACCGAGTCCTGGCCCGTGGAATCCGTGCGCACCCCAGCAGTCGTAATCGCCAAGGTCAAGGCGTCGTAACGCGCGGCCTGCGCCAGCGTCATCACGTCCCAGAGTTGCCGATTGGGCTGCGCATGGACCTCGTCGAAGCAGATAAGGCTGGGGCTGAGTCCCTCTTGGCGGAAGGCCTCAGACGAAAGCACCCGATACACCGAGCCAGTCGCCGGGATCTCAATGGCGTCCCGATACAACTTCGCCTGCGCCATCAGGTCCGGCGACATTTCCACCATCGCCTTAGCAGCACCGAAGACGATGCGCGCCTGCTCACGGTCAGCCGCGCACGAGTAGACCTCGCCGCCGCGCGGACCCATGAACAGGCCATAGAGAGCGATGCCAGAGCCGAGCGCCGACTTGCCGTTCTTACGAGGCAGGCCGACTAAGGCAACCTTGGCGCGAAGTCGCTTATCCGCACGTCGGGCAAAAATGTTGTCTACGAGTTTCTTCTGCCAAGGACGCAGCAGCAAAGGCTCGCCAGCGCGTCCGCCAACTGAGTCCTTGACCTGAGGGCACAAGGCCTCGATGAACTCGGCGACGAGGGGGCCGTCGCCGCGCTTGATATCCGCAGCCGGGACAGGGGTCAGGATGGCCGCCGGCCATCCTTTGATCTTGCGGGGTGCCATGCGCAGGAGGCTCCCTAGTTATTGCGCTTCGCCTGCAACTTCTCCAACGTCGAAGCGGCCTTGACTTCCGCCAGACCCAAGCGGGCACGGGCGGTGGGATTGAATCCGAGCTGGGTCAGCCAGTCAGCGATCTCACGGTTGAGTTCGCGCAGCTGCTTGCGGGCCTCAGTCGACGACTCAGCCACCGGGAGCAGACGCTCCCGCTCCTCAAGCGACTCCCGCAACATCGCTAGCTGCACCCCATCGGTGCGGGCAAACCAAGCCGAGCCCGCCTGCATGATGTCGGCGAACAGGTCAGCCGCCTGACGCTGAAACGGCTCTAGGTCAACGGGCTCAACCGCGACCAAAGCCCCGCGGTTGTGCTTGCCGGCGTTGAACGTGCCCGTGCGTCGATGCTGCTCGACTGGCTTTGGAGGTCGACCGCGAGGGGCCATGACGAAACCTCCAGGTCAAAGTCTGAATTTCGGAGCCGTATTTATTGGCATACGGGGCGGGTAAATACTTTTCGCATCCGGGCACATTTTGACCCGGTCCCGGTCTATCCCAGGGGGAGGGGGCGGGCCCCCCTCGACGAGTTACACGAGCGGTGAGCCTTAGCGAGCGGGCTGGCCGGGTCACCTGGAAGGAGATGGTCAGCCGTCCAGATGTCCCCTGCCGCCAGGGTGTCCCGTCCGCAGATCCAGCATGGGCCCGGCGCTTGCCTGACTTGCCTTGCCCGCTTGGGGTAGTCGCCTGCGTAGTGGGGGCGTGGCCCCCGTTCCCTGGCCCGCTGCTTGGTGAGGCGGCAGGGCTCGCAGCGGGTGGCGTTGCTGGTCAACGATCCACAGTCCAAGCAGGGGCGACGGATCACTAGCGCTCTGGATATTCGTTGGGCTGCATCACTCTGGTCTCGCGTCGCGGGCCGGAGCGGGCGATGCGGTTGCGCTGGTCGAGAAGGGCGTCGGCCCAGCGGTGCCAGTTGTCGTCGCGCTGCGCATGAAGGCTGGTGTAGACCAGGGCTTCGTCAATGTCTTCGACGGTGACGATGGGCTGGGCAGGGTCGGGCTTGGCGCGGGTAGTTGTCTGCGGCGCCATGTCCTCTCCCTGGAATGCGTGTCTGAGTGCGTGGTCCAGAAGTCGCAGGACTATGTCAATGGACCATGGCATGTCTAGGGCCGTGATCGGCTGGTGGGTTGCCAGTTGATGACGGCTTCGATTGTGGGGCCGCTGCTCTGCCAGAAGATGGTGGTGGGTGGGTGTCCCTTGACTGGCATGGCGAAGTGAATAGTTCCGTCTGCTGCTCTTATGGCGCGGCGTGATTGTTGTCGGGCTTGGTCTGGCGATGTGATTATCGCGTGGCAGGTGAGGGTGACTTGCGCTTGTAGGCGCTGCTTGTGTTGGAGTGCGGCGATGTGTTGCTCGGCTGTTGGGGTGTAGTGGCTCATGTGAGCTTTCCCCAGTTGCGTTGCCGGGTTTTGCGTTCTGCTTGTGCGATGTCTGCGAGCCGGTAGAGAGGCCGGTTGCGTTCGTCGAGTCCGGCAGGTGAGATCAGTCCTCGTTCTTTCCAGGTTCTGATGGTGGAAACGGTGACGCCGGCGATGCTGGCTGCTTCGGTGGAGGTGATGAGCGTGTTGATTCCTTCTGGCATGAGCACGGCCAAGGTTTCTCCTGACATGCAGAAAGCGCCCCGACCTAGGTCTGAGGCGCTTTGGGCATACTTTCTCCGCTGGCAGTAGCGTCTCATTGGGACGCTTGGCTGTCAAATGGCTAGAGGTCATTGGCAGATTCCAAGAGCTCGTCGACCAGGATTCGCGCGTAGAGTCCGTATTCCTGTTCTTTGATTTCGTAGTTGCAGTGCGGGCAGTCGATGATGTCTCGGCGGTCGTCGTAGACGGTTCTCCTCATGCCGATGATTCGGCAGTTTGGGCATGGCAGGTCTAGGCCTCGACGTTGCCGGGTTTTGCCGAGTTGTCGTCGGATCGTGTGGTGGATCTCTCGGCCTTCTTCCCAGAATGCTTCGGTTCCGGGGAAGTCGGCGAGGGGTTCGATGCGGGCTTTGAGTGATTTGTAGGCGTGGGCGACGACGCGGTTTTCGGCTCGGTCTCGTGGTGGTGGGGGTAGGTGGCCGAGGTGGTCGCGTAGGGCTTCGTCGGTGGCGTCGAGGCAGTCGGCTATGGCTCGGGCGGTGTCGCTTGCCCATTGCGCTGGGTGGCCGTATTCGCGGCTGGATTTGGGGGCGGTGCGGGTTCGGGTGGTGATTGGGCTGGGGTAGTTGGTGCGGAGTTCGACGTAGTCCAGGAGCAGTCGGTCGAGGAGTATTGCTAGGTGTTGCGGCTTCAATGGGTGGCCTTTCTCGCGCGCGCGTCACTTAGTGTCATGTTTCTACGGAAGTAACCACTACGTCCGTAAGTCCGTCCGTCCGTCCGTCCGTCCGTAGGCACTCGTCATGGCACTCCCATGCGCCATGTGGCGTGAGGCAGGTGGCATTAGCCACTAACCGGGGTAGTTTTCCAGCAGCCGCATTGGGGGCCGTGGTTCTTGATGCAGCCGCCTTTGCGGCTGGCACGCTTGAGGCTTTCCTGCCGGTGGCGCGAGGCTTCTGACGTGGGCTGATATTCGTCCCAGTCGTTGATTTGGTAGCCGCCTTCGGTGTGGTGCCACAGCCTGAGCTCAACTAGGGCGTTGGCGTCGGCGGTGGTGGCGTGCAGGAATGGGAGTGCCATTTTGGGGACAAATCCGTCGGTTTCGTGGCGTCCTGAGTAGGCCAAACTGAAGACGTAGACGAGCGCGGCGCGCTGTTTCTTGCCCTGGATGAGGGCCAGAATCTTCGGATGATCCGGCAGTCCGGTGTCCAATCGGACCCAGGGCATGGCCATTAGTGGCCCTCTTTCGTCGTTGTCGGGGCGTTTTTGGGGGTGTTCATGGGCTTATCGACCGTCGATCCATGCGCGGGTTTTGCCGTCGAATGAGTGGAGTCTGTTCGCTGCTGGGAGGTTGCAGATGCGGCAGAAGTCGCCGCTGAGGTCGCGGTTGGGCTCGAATGAGTGTCGGGGCGGCATGATGGTTTGGTGCATTTCGTTGAGGGTCATCAGAATGGGGCCTGCTTGTCGGCCTGGGGGACGAGCCGGTAGGTCCGCGCTGGCTTGCCGCTGTTGCGGCCTCTGAGGTCGTTGCTGGTTGTCCACCCGGCGGGCTCGATCTCGCGGGCGAGGCAGAGTGCCCGGTAGGTAGGGCCGACGAGCTGCGGCTGAACCCATGCTGGGAGGCGGCGCCTGACGATATTGGGGTCGATGTGGCCGTCGTACTCGAGGGCGACGGCCAGGATGATGCGCTCGATCTCGGCCCGGTCGTCGGCGTGGATGTGGTCGTCGGCGATAAGATCGAGCAGGCTGCCGGTGTAGGTGTCGACGGCCATCAGAAGGGCGCTGTCTCTGCGGCCCACGGGTCGGGGCTGCCTTCCTGGGCTGGGGCTTTCCATCCCGCCTTGACGACCTTGGCGACCTCGTCGGCGGTGATCTCAGCGGTGGTGCGCTTGACCCCGTCCTTCTCCCATTCGCGCTGCTTGACGCGGCCTTCAATGATGACGAGGTCGCCCTTGACGAGGGTGGCGGCGGCGTTCTCGGCGGTCTTGCCGAAGCAGGTGACCTGCCACCAGCTTGTGTCGGTGTCCTGCCAGTCGCCGTCGACCATGCGGCGCCTGTTGGTGACGACGCGCATTTTGCAGATGGCCGAGCCGTTGCTGCTGGTGGTGAGTTCGGGGTCGGCTCCGAGCCGGGCCTTGAATCCGGTTAGGTAGATGCTCATGGTTGCTCCTCGGGGGCGTCAAGGCACGGCCAGGGTTTCTGGCAGCGCAGGCAATACATCCAGCGGTCGGGGGGTAGCTCGAGGACGAGGCTGGGGCGGTGTTCGCTCATGCCATGGCCTCGTCGAACAGGTTCGGGACGTTCATCTCCGCATCTAGGTCGCGCACGTTGGATACGGCGGTGCGCCAGTAGGACGGCTTCAGTTCGATGCCTAGGCCGCGCCGTCCGAGCCTGACGGCGGTGTGAATCTCTGACCCGATGCCGGCAAATGGGCTGAACACGGTCTCGCCAGGGTTGCTCCACAGCCTCACGACCCGTTCGATGAAGTCGAGCTGGAGCGGGCAGATGTGGCGCTCGTCGGCGCTTTCCCTGGCCACGCGCGCGTTGAGCGTGTTGGTCTCCCGAATGTCGAGCCACACCGGGCGCGCCCATTCGATCCATTCCTCGTTGCTGACGTCGTTCTTGATCGCCTCGGGGTTGTCGCCGGGCTTGCGGAACAGCAGCAGGTAGTCGGCGAGGGCTGGCCTGGTCATGGAGGAGTCCCGGTTCTTGGTCACGAACATGAGCGCCTGGGCTTTCGTGCGGATCGCCTGGGCCTGGGGGTCCTTGTCGACGGTGACTTCGCCGTGGAATATCCAGCCGGCGTCGAGGTAGGCCCGGATAACGTCGCCACGAAAGTCGGTCATCCCGATAACGCCGTTAGTCGCCATCGTGGTGGTGAGCTGCTGGACGTGGACGGCGCAGATTCGCCCTGGCATGGTGATCCGCAGGTTCTCTCGGATGATGTAGCCGTAGTGCTCAAAGAACTCGCCGCGGCTGGCCGAATTGCCGAGGTCCCTCGGGCTGGGGGAGTAGGTGAACAGGGACGCAAACGGCGGGGAGTAGACAGACAGCCCGATGCTGTCGTCGGGGATTTCAGCCATGCGTTCGCATGAGTCTCCGAGCCACAGGTCCCAGGTGTCGCCGGATGCTTGGTCTGTGCTGTAAATGTCTTCGATGCTCATGCTGAGACCTTTCCCCTAGTTAGTTCGCCGGCTTCGCGCATCTCGCGGACGAGTCCGTCGGTGATGTTGGATGCCTCGCGTTCCTTGCGGGCGATGTTGACGGCGATCTGGGATTCCAGATCGGACAGGACGACGTGGGCGTGGACGACGCGGGTTTGCCCGTATCGGTAGCAGCGTCGAATGGCCTGATAGTAGGACTCGTAGGAGTCGGACAGTCCGACGAAAGCCATGCGCGCGCAGTGCTGCCAGTTCAGCCCGAAGGCGGCGATGGATGGCTTCGTGATGAGGACGCGGATGCGCCCGTCGGCGAAGCCAAGCATGGCGTCGGCCTTGTCCTCAGGTGACCAGCCGCCGTGGACGTTGACTGCGTCGGGGATCAGTTTGGCGAGGGTTTCGGCTTCGTCGTTGAGACCGCACCAGAGCAGCCACGGCTCGTCGGGCTCGGCTGCCACGAGGTCGGCGGCCTTGCGGCACCTGGCCTCGAGGGTCTGCTTGCGGATCTTCGCTCGGCCCCCAACGCCTCCGAGGTCGGTGGCAAATAGTTGATCGTCGGGCACGATGTCGACGTTGAGGAGATGCGGCGTTATCTCTAGTCCGGGGAGGATGTAGCCGTCGTCGCTGTAGCCGATATCGCTGGGCCGGCGTAGCGCGACCGCCCATGAGGTCATCCACTTGAACATGGCCCGATGGGCGTGGCCCTTCAGCCTCCAGCCGGTGTCCGAGTCGTGGACGAAGTAGGCGGCGAGCATGTTGACGCGAGTTGACCTGCCTAGGAACTCGGCCTGATTGGTCAGTTCCTCAATGTCGTTCGGTGCCGGGGTGGCGGTGCACGCGAGCCGGCGGGGCACGTCGGCGAAGTGTGAGATCAGGATGCCTCGAGTCTTGCCGTCGGACTGCTTGAGGATGCTGGCCTCGTCGAGGACGACCCCATCGAACAGGTCGGCCGGGAACCGGGTGACCATCTCGTAGTTCGTTACGTAGAGCCCGGGAGCGTTGACCTCGTCTGCGGACCGGACGTATCTGGCTTGGACTCCGACTCGCATGGCTTCCCGCACGGTCTGGGTGCACACGGCGAGGGGTGCCACGATCAGGGAGGTCCGCCCCGATAGCCGCGCCCATTCGACCTGCATGAGGGTCTTTCCGAGCCCGGTGTCGGCCCAGATTGCGGCCCGACCGTTGCCGACGGCCCAGCGGACGATCTCGCGCTGCCAGTCGTGGAGCAGGTCGGCGATGTCGCCCGGGTCGACGTCGTTGCCGTAGCCAATGGACTGCGACTGCTTGCGCGCGAGGAAATCGGCGTAGCTCACGATGTCGCCTCCTTGATTGTCGCTTGGGGGTTGTCCGTTTCTTTGGCGAAGCCGAGGCCGTTGAGGACGTCTTTGGCTTCGGCGGCGGTGAGGTCGTTGGCGCTGGCGAGGTCGGGGCGCCCGGCGAGGCTGGCGGCGATGGCGAGCCGCTGGTCGCGGTCGGTGATGCCGCAGGCGACGAATCCGGCTTGGAGGGCCTTGAGTTGCTTGGCGGTGATGGGCCCGGTTGGCTTTCCGGCTTTGGCTTCGTTGAGGGCGGCTCGGGCGGCGGCCATGCCGCTAGGGCGGTCGTCTATGACTTCGGCGTCCATGACGGCGGTGACGTTGGCGATGGCCTGGTCAACGGCGTCAAGGACGGGCTCGCGCTCAAGCTCGGCCTGTGGTGTTTCTGGGGTCTCGTCCACGATCTCGGCTTCGATGACGTCGTCGTCGAGGACGGGCTCGTCGTCGGTGGGTGTGGGTGGGATTGGCTCGGGTGCCTTGGCCTCGGCCTTGACTGGGGTCTTGCGCCTGGCGGTGGTCATGGGGGTGACGGTGGCGAGGGTTACGCCGGGGTCGGCGTCTTCGGCTTCGACGTCGGAGATGAGGCCACCGATGACGTCAGCGAAGATTAGGCGGCAGAGCTCGCTGGTGGCTCGGGCGGCGAGCATTTGCCGGGGCATCTTGGCGTACTGCTGACCGCCGCCGACGCCCATTTTCTTGGCGTCGTCCATTGTGAAGGTGACAGTGGTGGTGTCGTCTTGGCCTTTGCGGCGCCCGACGATGACGCAGCGGGCCGAGGTCATCTCTTGGAATCGGATGTCGTGGCCTGCGGCGAGCACCATCGCGCGCATGGCTTCAGCGGTGAGTGCGGGCCTGCCCTTGATGATGTTGACGCTCCTCAGGGAGGTCATGGGCTCCAGACCGAGTTCGCGCCCGTACAGGATCGCAGCTGCTACCACGGCGGGCTTGCCGCGCATGGCGTCGGGCACGAACTCGGTCTGGGCGACTTTGCCGGCCAGGTCTCCCACGGCCGGGAGGACGGCTGCCCAGCCGTCGGTGTCACGCTTCACAAGGTCAGACATGGGTGGGCTCCAGTTCGGGGAGGACGTAACAGGACAGGCGCTTGGCTGCCCTTGAGGTGGCGGCGACGCGGCGGAAGTCGTCGAAGACGCTGGGGGAGGTGTTGACGGGGATGACGGAGTAGCCGTCGGCGCGGACCCAGATGGCCCAGGTGTCGTCAATGTCGGGGAGTGGGTGTTCGCCGCCTTGCCCGTCGAGGTAGACCTCGGCGTAGCGGTAGGCGGCGAGCTGCAGTGCGGTTTCGCCGTAGATGCCGGAGCGGGTGGTCTTGATGTCGGCGAGGGCGTTGGTGGCGGAGAATCCCGCGATCATGTCCAGGGTGCCGGCGTAGCCGTGGGTGTAGTTGACGACGGTGACCTCAGTGAGGATCGGGACAGGGTTCCACTCGTCGAGGAAGCGGACGTATGACTCAACGTGACCGCGCAGCTCGTCGGGCACGGTGATCTCCTGGCCGAGCAGGAGTTTCTCGGCGAGGGCGTGGACTTCGGTGCCGCGTTTGGCGGCGGCGTCGCGGTCCTCGTAGCGGGCGCCCTTGAGGATCTTGAGCCGGTCGGCTGGGCCCATGTCGGTGAGTTCGTCCCAGCGATTGACGGCGGCTTCGGCGGTGGCGTTGGCGGCCCAGTTGATGAGGGCGGGCTTGGGTAGGCCTTCGTTGAGGATGGTGGTGACGCCGGGGATGCGTTTGCCGTTGGCGTCTTCGTAGTAGTGGGTGGGCTTGCCGAAGGCCATTTTGTCGATGCGGCGCGCAGGTGGGGTGAACATGGTGCTCCTATCGGGTGGCGTCGAGGAGGGTCTGGCGGCGGGCTTCAATCAGGTGTGGCGGCTCAGGCGGTCGGGCGGCCTCAAGGTTGCGGGCGTGCTGCCGGATGGCCTCACCCCAGGCGACGAGGTCGCGCTGACGTTGCGCCCGTCTGCTGTCAATGAGTTCGCCTGCGTAGTTGTCTAGTTCTAGGGCGACGCGTGCGATGTAGCGGCGGATCTTGGCTTTCTGCGCTGGCGTCATGCGGGCCAGGTCATCTGTGTCGGGAATGAGTCGCGGCATTAGGCCACGCCCCGGTGGCGTCGGCGCTGCTTGGCAAGGGCGTGGCGTTTTGCGGGCAGCAGTCCACCCCAGATGCCGTGGTCTTCCTTGTGCTGGATGGCGTAGTCGAGGCAGAGGTCGCGGACGGGGCAGTAGCGGCAAATGTTGAGGGCCAGTTGGGTGGCCGAGTTGGCGGGGTCTGAGTTGTCGGGCCACCACCAGTCGGAGGAGTGGTGGTCGTTGCGGCAGGCACCGTGCTCCATCCAGTTGGCGATGGGGCGTAGGCCTTGCTCGCGGCATTCGTGGCAGTAGTTGCGCCGGTCGGCGCGGACGATGCGTTCTTTGCCGCATCGGTCGCAGGCGCGCATGGGCTGGGTTTTGCTCATGACAGTGGCTCCCGCTCAATCCAGTTCACAAACGTCCACAGCTCGTCACTCACCACTGGCTCGGGGTGGCGCGAGGCGAAGGTGGCTAACTGGTCGCGGATCTGATCCCGCATCTCTTTGCGGCCTTGGAGTCGTCCCTCCTCGCGGGAGGTCCGTACCGGGTCGAGCATTGCCTTTACGTTGAACGAGGTCATTCCATGCCTCACAGAAGTCGCAGGGTTCACGGGCGACGCAGCCGCCGCCGTCGGGGACGTAGTTCCAGCCCTTGCCTTGGCAGACGCCGCAGCTCATCGGCACGCCTTCGGGAATTGGCGCCAGTAACGCTCAAAGGGCGCCACGATCCAGTTCTGGTGATGCCACGCCGACCAGCCGCCGTAGGCGGAGAAGTCGTAGGTGACCTGGCCGCGCTTGACGTGCAGGCCCCAGGGCTGCCAGTTCATGTCGCGCACCATGCGGCGCATGGCGGTGAAGGACTGGACGGGGTCGTAGACGTTGGCGGGCCAATACTTGGTGTGCTGCCACGAGGGCGCATTGAGTTGGACGATGCCGAGGTCGGGGTAGGACGACTCGTTCGGGTTACCATTGGACTCTCTTTGGGCAATCGACCAGGCGACGCGGCGCTCGATGCCAGTGAAGCCCGCCTTGTCAATCCACGCCACAACGAGGTCTTTGCACGGCTTCGGCGCCTTCGCCGGTGCCGCGGTCGGCGATACAGCCAGGGCGCTGGCGAGCACGACAGTGCACAGAGTGATCACGTTTCCTCCAAGGGTGTGCCGTACCCGGCGGCGCGCAGGAGGGCGATGAGATCGTCAAGGCACATGACCGCAGGCCACATGCCGACGCTTGTCTCGCCCATGCCGTCGGGGCGTACCACGCCAATGCCGAGGACTCCGTCCTTGGCGCGGGCGTCGAGCTGCTTCATGAGGCCGACGAGGTTGAGGTCGCGGCGTGCCTTGACCTCCACGTCAATGCCGACCAGGCCGACGATGTCGCTACCGGCGCGGCCCGCCCCTACCGGCTCGGCGTGCGGGAAACCGTTGTCGGCGAACCGCTTGGCAACCACACGCTGGGACCGGTAGCCGCGATGCTTGCGCGCCTGGCTCACGACTGCGACGCCTCCTGATAGGCGAGCAGGACGTCGACGGGCAGCTTGCCGCGCGTGCCGACGGGCAAGCCCTTCTCCAATGCCCACGCGCGAATCGCCTTCGGGGTCGGCTGCGACGGCTCCACGAGCTCGCGGTACGCGGGCGGGTAGGTGTCGTCGTCCTCGGGGGTGGGGTCGGTGAGGCTGGTCATGTCAGGCTCCTTCGGGGGTGAGCAGGCGCAGGTGACGCCCGGCGGGGTGGTGGTTGACGGCCATGTCGGTGATCACGTGGATGGCGTCGTCAAGGTCGTCGAGCAGGGCGGCCTCGCGGGCCTTGTGCCTCTTCTCCGCCTGGCCGACCCCAGCCCAGTAGGCGACGAAGGCGGCGACGGCGGCGGTGCCGAAGGCGATGAGAGCGGTAGTGAGTGCAGGGTCCATTAGTCCTCCTTTTTGGGTAGGGGTTGATCCAGACCGCCGCCGCGCATGGACTCTTGGAAGCGCCGCCAGCGGTCGCGCTCGTGGAACTCGGCGCGGACCTGGAGGCCGTAGGTGATGGCGAGTCCGCCGAGCAAAATGCCGGCGGCGATGACGATGGCTTCGGTCATGGATCTCAACCCCTGGAGTTGTGGAATGTGGCGAGGGGTGGGGGCGGCACCGCTGGAAGGCACCTACGTCGGTGCCGCCCCCGAAGTCCGGCCCGCATGGGGGGATGCAGGCCGGAGGCTGTTAGGTGCGCAATTCCTGACCGGTCACGATTCGGACACCGTGGGCGTTTCGGACTTTCAAGACGTTCCCCCCAGCGTTATGTTCGCCGCGTGAGGATGCTTCGCCGATAACGTGCAGATCGGTCATTTAGCACATGCACGCGGATTGAGTTATGTCAAGACATAAATCTGCTTGCTGACCGGTCGTTTGTCAAGCATCCTCCTAGGGCGTGTTGCAATTCGGCAACCGCCCACTGGGGAGGAGTGGCAATGCCATACGCGAGGACCGACGTCAGGACAGCCCTACACGCCGCACGCGAGGCGGGTAAACCATGTGACGGGCTGATAGCGGGGGATCGAGAAACGGCCCTGCAGCTTGAGCGTTGGGGCTTTCTGCCGGTCAATCAGGAGGCGACCGAAAAGCGCATACAGGATTGGTATGTCAGTCAGGGTCTGGCGATGCGGAATGGCGACACGCGCGAGGCGACATCCGACACGCCGGACGCCGCGCCCGAGCCCACGCCCGGCGACACTCGCGGGGGTCTCCCGACACTGGACGTGTTGGCCGCCGCGGAGTCGGCACTAGAAACTGCCAGGGTCGCCTTGTCTCTTGCCCGGTCAATGGCAAGCGGGGGGGCGGGGCAACTGCCTAGGTCTGCCGCCTAGGGCGGCCTAGCAACGCCGTACAGACGCGAAAAGCGGCCCCCCGTCCCTTTGTGAGGGTTGGGGGGCCGCTGGCGTGTGGGGGCTAGTCGTCGTCGTCGTCCTCGGTGTCGTCGGTGGCCTCGTCGTCGTCGTCGATGGTGCCGATGACGCCGTGGGCGCGCAGCTCAGCGATGCCCTCTGAGAAGGCTTTGACGACGTGGAGGGCCATGTCGTTGGCGACGTCGGGGGCGTAGCCGGATACTTCGTCGGCGCTGAAGTTGACCTCGAGCTGTCCGAAGCGCAGGCTCATCCAGAGGCTGACTGGCTGGCTCATTAGTCCTCCCGGCAGGCGTCGAGGGTGAGGGTGTAGCCGATGAGGTCGACGAGGTTGTCGCGGGTGTGGCGGTTGATCTCGCGGGCCACCTTGACTTGGATCATTGCTAGGGCGACCTGCTCGGGGGTCACGGTGATGCTGAAGATGGGTGACCAGAGGTCGGCGATGCGCTGGAAGTTGATGCGGGGGTGGGCGTAGTCGCGCTGGCGGGGCCCGTTGACGACGTGGATGGCGTCGGTGGCGAGGGTGGGGTCGATGGGCTTCACGCAGGTCTCCTAGGCCGCTCGGGTCTGACCGTTTTTGAGCATCTTGTTCCAGGCCCCGCAGTCCTCGCACACGAGTTTCGGCCAGGCGGAGGCCTTGGCGTACACGGTGCCGGCGGGGATGAGGTCGGGGCTGTCGCACGAGTAGCAGTTGCTCAACTCGCCGGACCACAGGCCGAGGTGGGGGAGTTTGATCCAGGCGCGTATCCGCATAAAGAGGGCTTCGGTGATGCGGACGTCGGTGCGGTTGTAGTCGGCGAAGAGCTCCCAGGCTTCTGGGTCGTTGGCGAGGACCCGGTTCCAGAGGGCTTGCCCGCCGGTTTCCAGTTTGGTGTCGAGGCCGAGGCGCTCGGTGACGTAACCGAGCTTGTTGGAGGCGAACTTGAAATTGCGTCGGGTGACCCGATAGAGGTCGATGTTTTGGTAGGGCGACGGTGGGCCGTAGTCGGCGCTGACCCATTCCCGGTTGAGGTGGGGCATGTCGAAGGTGGCGTGGTTGTAACCGACGACAATGTCAGCTTCGTCGGCGAGCTGCCACATTTCGGCAAGCATTTTTTTGCGGCCGTCGTGGAATTCGGAGAAGAACATGACGTCGGGGGAGTCAAGCCATTTGGCTGCGACGCAGAGGACGCGGCTGGGCTCGATGACTTGGGTGATGCCGATGTTCTGGTCGTACAGGCCCCAGGCGTAGACGACGTTGGGGCTGGTTTCAATGTCGAGGGTGAGCACTTTGGGGTCGTTGGGCTCAAGGGCCATGAGTTCTTCAAGAGATGCCACAGCGGCAAGCCCCTCGTCGGTGTCGCTGGATTGCGTCGGCGCGGACCTTGAAGCCGAGCTCTTGGAGGGCTTCGGCGATGAGGGTGCCGGCGGCGCTGGGGTTAGCCATTGCGGCGGTGAACTTTTCTAGCGTGGCTTTGTCCATTTCTTGCATGGTGAGGTGGACGGTGCAGGCTGGGCCGCGCTTGGGGACGTACTGGGGATCGGACAGGGTGTCGAGCAGGGACATCGTTCGCCCTTCCTGACGGACTAGCCGCCGGTGATAAGGCGCTTCGCCTTGTTGCGAAGCAACTGGCGCTTGACTTTCTTGCGCCAGAATTCGATGGGCAGGAGGGTGTCGTTCTTGCGTCCGGGTGCCCAGTCCTTGTGGTTGATGACGCATTTCTCGTTGACGCCCATGAGTTCGCAGATGGTGGCGGCGAGGATGGTGGCTGCCTTGACCTGCTCGCGGGTGTACCCGTTGACAGACTTGACGGGGGCGTTGGTGGCGGGGCTGGTGCCTTGCGACTCGATCTCGATGCCGTAGAGCATCTTGTTGCCGCTGGAGGAGGGCACCCAGGTGCCGCCGAGGTTCATGCCGCCTTCGGGCCTAGTGCAGGCGCCGGCGTGGTAGGCGCCCCTGGCGGCGATGATCGTGACGAGCCCGTCGCGCCCGATGTTGCAGTGGGCTGCGCGGACGGGGTAATACTCGTTGCGAATCTGCCAGTAGAGGCTGGGGTTGTTGCCTTTGGCGCCGCCGTTGGCGGTGTGGTGCATGACGACACCAGCGGTGGGGGAGACGCCGAAGGGGTCGATGTCGCCGGACGTCCAGCCTTCGGCGTAGGCGACGGTGAGGCCTGAGCGGCGGAGGGCGCGTCGCAGCTGCGTGGCGGTGTAGGTGCTCACGCTTCCTCCTCGTCGGCCCAGACGTCAAAGCGGTCGTCGCGCCAAGAGCCGCGACCGAACTCGACGTCGGCGGGGTTGAGGTAGCGCATGGCGGTGGGGAGGGCGGAGACTAGGCCGGCGATGACCCAGGTCTGCCAGGCGCCGAGGTCGATGGTGCCCTTGGTGGACCAGTCGGCGACAGCGGCGGACAAGATGACGGCGCCGAAGACGCGCAGCCAGGAGGCCAGGGGGCTGGTGGCGAACCATTCACGGAATGTCATTTCGTGTCCTTCTCTAGGTGCCAGGTGATGTGGTCGTCGAGCCGCTCGCGCAGGTCTCGGACGTCGGTGTGCAGGACTTGGGTGCGTTCTTCGATGCGGTCGACGGCGTCGCGGAGGCTGGTGCCGCCGTTGCGGCGCAGCTGTGAGGAGATGTCGTCAAGGCGCTTATTCAGTGCGCCCGTGAGGAGGCGGTAGAGGGCGACGAGTCCGCCTGATATTGCGGTAACGGCGACTACGATCGTCGCGGCCCACAGCAGGAAGTCGTCGATCTGCGGCGTGTCCACTCTCTAGCTCCTGGGTAACTGGAAGGGGTGCCCCGTCGCAGCACGGGTGTTTGGCCTTGCACGCTGGGCAGAGCCAGCGGGTCTGTGTGGGCTCAAACTCGTGATCGCAGTAGTCGCAAGTCAAGACGCCTCCCCGGACATGGCAAAGCCCCCGAGGTCATCGGAGGCCTGGCGTCAATTGGCAAGTTCGCGCTTCTCATCCCTGGGGGATAAACCCCGCCTATGAGAAGCGGCCGTGAACTCTTACGTTAGGGACTGAGGGAATCAATCCCTAGGTTCCGAACATGCGACAGGTCGGGCAGCGCCCGTCAGGACGGGTGAACGGCAGGTCGCAGGCCAGGCAGAAACTCACGGCGCGTCAACCTCGTCAACGGTCACGACAAGTGCCCCGTCCACGACGGCGCACTCCCCATTGGGGAACGCGGAGTCGTCCCACTCCCACGTCTCGGGGTCGCCGTCAATGTCCACCGGCTCGCCGAGCAGGACGCCGTTGTAGGTCTGACTTTTCGGGTCAGGGCTGTTGGCTCTTAGTGTTCCCATGTCAGGCCCCAATCCGAGCGGAGTAGTAGTTGGTGAGTGTGGTGACCTCGGTCGCGGTGAGGGCACGACGGAAGATAGCGGCAGCGATGAACTCAAATTCGCCGTTATTGGCAACCGATGACGCCCGTGACCCGACTCGCAGCGGCAGCGCGTTGCTGGTGTCGTCAATGGTGGACGCACTTACGGCGGTGGCCGCCGTGGCATTTCCATAGATGTTTATGTTAGCTCCGGCGCGATCCAACACGCCCGCGATTATGGTTGCCTGACCCGCTGTCACCGCCGCGCCGTTCACAGCCACAGCGTCTACACCGTCATAGACCGTGAGGCTGGGGACTCTCGTGTCCGTAATTTGCAATCTGTAGCCGCCGCCTGCCGCGGTCTGGTTGTCTTTGGACATTACGCGCCCATTAGACAGTGGCGTATTCCACTGCCGCACTACCGCCAGCACCGTGAACGAATCCGTCGCCCCGAAGTCGATGAGGGCGTTGTCTGCCACTTCTAGGTAGTCGTCTGTGCCGAGTAGCCACAGCGGATGGGTGACGGCGACCGCCTTGCGGCCCGAGGTACTGCGGTTGATCGTCACCGTCTGGCCGGTGCGGGCGGTGAAGGACGTTGCCGCGCCCGAGCCGACCAGGCTCGTGTCAACGTCGAGGACGGGGGTGCCGCCGATGCCGTTCAGGATTTGCGCGCGAAAAGCCCTGCCGGTGAGGAACGTGGACCCAAGGTTGGCGGCGCCAACACGGACATCCTCTGCCCCGGAGTAGACGCTCGTGACACCAGCCGTCGTGACCGTCGTACCGAGTTGTGTCCACGTCACCCCATCATCGGACAGGTAGAAAGCAACGTCATGGCCGGATGCGCCGTTATCTACGTCAAGCGTCGCCCGCACCCACTTGACGGCCCCATCGCTGACACCCGTTGCAACCGTAGACGTTATAAAAATGTCCGTGTCGCCGTCTGTCGTCCAGTAGAGTCGAAGTGCCCCGGTCGTGTGTAACACTAGCCCGTATGACTGTCGCGTAACCCCTGCCGCGCCCCACTTAGACACAAACCATGCTTGTGCCGCCGGAGTCCAATCGTCTGCCGCAACCCTCGCCCTAAGGTCAAGATCGCCAGTCAAATCGAGTGCATCCGAATCGGGCACGGTTAGGCCGTTAGAGGAGACACCCGGCAGGTAGACGTAATTCTCGCCGTCCCAATCCAGATAGCGCGGATCATTAGAATCAGCCGACCCCGCCGAACCGAGTTGCGCGTTCAGTGCCGTACCACCCCAGCCCAGGTTCGTGACAGCCTGACCGGACGCCGACGAGTGCGCGGAGTCAATCCACCATACGGCCTGTTTGAGGAGTTGCTCGGCGGCAGGGATGCGGGCGGGAAGGTTTTGCAGCACCGAGCCGTCGGCGGCAAACTGTAGCGCCTGGTCCACGGCACCCGCAGGAGTGCTCAACACACCACTCACCGTCACGGTGCCCGAAAATGTAGGGCTGCTGACAGCGCCCGCCGCGAGGAGAAGCGCCTGAGTGCCGCCCGTCGTGACGGCCACCTGATTCGCCGCCGGAAAATAGATACCCGTGTCAGGGTCACCCGTCGGGGCCACAGCTGCGGTACCGACTGAGCCGGAACCCGCCGATGCGACCGTGCCCGTCGCCCCCGTAGGGATGCCGAGGTCGAGCACCTGCGACGGGGCGAGGCCCGTGATCGAGGCCGTCGCCGAGCCACCCGTAGCGACCGTGGTGACGGTGCCGATGGTCAAGCTTGACGCGAGGGAGTAATATTCCGGCCCCGCGGGGGCCGCCGGCACCAGGTCCGCGAGGTAGACGGTGCCGCCGACAGCGACCGTCCCCGGAAGCAGAATGTTGTAATTCTGCGAAACCCCGTCGACAACCTCGGACACGTTGTAGACCCAGCCGCTTGGCGAAAGGTCGGCGTCGTCAGTGATCGGCAGCAGCACCGAGAAATTGCCCGCAGTGCCCAACGTCTTAGTGGTCGGCGAATTAGGGATCGCCACATTGGCGCCCGAGTTCGTCAACCAGCTCGACGGGGTGAAAGTGATCGTCCCGGTGGACGGGTCGCCCTCGGGGGTCAGGAACGTCCCCAACACAGTGACGGTGGTGACGTTGGCGGGCAGCGGCATTTATGCCTCCAGGGCTTCGATACGGGTACGCAAGTCGGTGATGGTGGCGGCCTGGTCCTTCACGACCGCGAGCAGCGCCGCAAGGATTGGGCGATCTTCGATGGCGGACGGCAAACCATCGTCGTCCCAGTTAGCGGCCCAAGGGAACTTGATGGCGACGTCTTCGGCGATAAACCCGAGAGATCGAGCGTCACCGTCGGCGGGGGACAGGCTGCGAAACTCGGTGGGAGTAATGGTGAGGACGTCATGGGGGTCGACGCTGGCCGGGTCGCTGCTCATCTTCTCTGCGGCAACACCAGCCAGGTCGCCGTCAAGGGGGGCAAGGTCATCCTTGAGGCGTGCAGTTGAGGTAGACCTAAGCAGCTGGGCCGATGCGCCGACGCGGACGTTGGCGGCGTTGGC